CACCTGCCACCGCACGGAGTCGAACCACCCGGACGAACCGAGATCGAAGCCAGCGGTCGAATCGGCTGCGAGCCCTCATCCGAACAGACCGGACAGGTCCGACCATCGATCGTGGCAACCCACTCAGCCCACCACTCCGTCGCCTCACGAGGACCAGCCGAAGTCTCTGGATCGCTGGGTGGTCCCGGAACAGCCGAACCCGCGCTCGATAGACCGAGGACCATCGTCCCGTTCCCAACCTCAACCAGCCGACCCGCATAGGAAGCGATCCGGAACTCGTTCGCATCCCACGCCGCCTCCGCGAGTGCGACCGCCAGCGCTGCACGCTCTGCATGAGCGGTTGCACCCGTCGCCGCGCCCGAACCCGGACTCGGGATCTCGACTTCCGACCGAGCCTCAGCCTGACCGAGAACCGAGAGCGCCGCCAGCGTCCGAAGCCGAACATCAGCCAAGAGCCCGTCCGAGGTGGTCAGATATCCGATCTGCTCCGCCGCATAGGTGGAAGCGAACGCCGAAGCCTCTTCGGTCGAGTCGATTCCGGAGAACCGGAGAGCAGCGCCAGATCCGATCTGCGCCGCCCGCTCGTAGAGAGGTCGAGTCACCGAGGTCCAGTCGACGGTCAACCCCTCCAGCGATTCCGACAGCACCGACCGAGCCCGAGCGATTCGATCCTCCGGATCTCCGAGATCTCGCGCTGCGAACTCCACCGCCGCAACCACCTTCGCCCGATACGCCCGCCACCGCTCAGTCACATCCTCAATGTATAGCGCCACCGAGGAACCGAGATCTTCCAGATCCAGCGTCCGAACATCATCGAACAGACCTCCGCGCAACCACTCCGATGGAAGCATCTTCGCACGCTCGATTGCCAGATCCCGCTCAACCACCTCCGGAGAGGTCGCCAGCGCCGACGACCGGTGAGCCCCGCAAGTGGAGTCGCACGATCCGCGATCGACGAAACCGATCCACGGTGCCGACCGAGCATCCTCCAGTCGAGCGATCTCATCCCGGACCACCTTCTTCATCCCGCTCTCACCGAGCTTACCCACGGTGAACCACTTGATCTGAGCGATCACGCCCGGAAGACGGTGGTCGCCGAAGTGGCGTGCCGACCACGCCTCCCGAAGCCGAACCGCCTCCTCCTCGGTCTCAGTCTCCACCGCGCCGCCACGAGCGACCACCGGCCTCAGCCGACGATATTGCTTGTTGCCGAGGATATTTCCGCCGCGGCCCCACACATCCGGGTGCTCCACCCGGAGCCGCTCGGCCCATTCCGGATCGAACACCCCGAATCCAGAATTCCGAAGCGAGACCTTCAGATCATCACCGCGCTTCGGGAAATTGGTTGGGTCCACATCACCGACCGCCCGCTCCACCTCCACCACGAGCGACCGATCATCCTCCAGCCGATCGATGACCGGTGGAGTCTCACCGAACCGCCGATAAAGCCGCTGCGCGATCCGATAGATCTCGCGCTGGTCGTCTACCGAGACCCGAGCCAGCGACTCGTGCTTTCCGTCCTCCCGGAGAGCCCCGATGACCGAAGCCACCCCGCGGAACACGATCCGCAGATCTCCGTCCACGATCCGTGCGATCGGGAACTTGTACCCGGACCGACGATCCGCGCCGGATGGGTCGCGCCAGAGGTGAGCCCGAGCGTACCGATCCCAGTCTGGCGGATCACCGAGAACCTTCTCCGACTCTCCAGACTCCCAGCCCCACGACTCGCCCTGATCTGCCAGTGGAAGCCGAGCCAGATCCACGACCGCCCGGAAGGAAGCGATCGCCGAAGCCCGATCGGATTCACCCTTCGAAGACTTCGGATGCCCCTCGGGCAAGAGATCGGTGTCGTGATCGCCCCGCCGGAATCGACCGTTCCGGAGAGCGAACAGGAATGAGTCGACACGACCGAGTCCCCACTGCTCCGCCGAAGTGACTGACGGACGAACCGACTCCGGGTTCCCGTGGTAGGCACCGACTCCGCGATCGTAGACCTGAGCCAGAACCGAAGGAGTGGTCCTCTTCGAAGCCACATCGCCGACATCTGCATTGTGCTCCCGAGCCCGCTCCCGGAGAATCTTCGCGATCCGATTCGGGACATCATCGATCGCCGCCCGCCCGAGCGGAGAATCCTCCGCGTCAACCTCACCCGGAGCCGAATCCTCCGCATCTGGCTCTGCAGCCTCCGCGTCCTCGACTCCATCCGAGGTGCCGCCCTCTGGTTCCGGATCTGGTTCCGGATCTGGCTCCGCGTCCCCCGGAGGAACCGAGCCCGCTTCTGGATCTGGATCGATGCCCGGATCGTCCTCAGTCGGAACCAGCATCGAAAGTGGAACCGGACCCGCTCCGGTCGCCACGGTCGGAACATCACCGCCCGCGATCGGTAGCAGACCCAACTCCGACCGAGCCTCATTCCGAGTCAGGATTCCTGCGTCGATGTACCGCGAGTGACGATCCGCCACCGCCCGAGCCTGCTCCGGTGAAAGCCGAGCCTCACGATCGAAGCTGAACTTCACAAGCGGAGCCAGATCGGGATCACCGACCACGAGTGGAAGCAACCGCGAATTCACCTTCGCAGCGAGCAACTCCAGAATCGGAGTCACCAAGTGGCTCGATGAGACATCGACCTGCACCCCGGCGGTCGCCCGGTTCACGCCATCGGTCGCACCCATCTCCACCGGCTGAACACCGAACACCCGCCAGACAGTCCGCCGGATCTGATCGACCACCTCAACCATCGACAGGTCTTTCGGAGTATGCCGCAACTCAACCCACCGAGCGCCGATCCCGCTCGGGTCCGGAGTGGTCAGGACACGGACTTTGTGATCCTGCCCCCGAAGCCGCTGCAGGTCCGCGGTCGCCTCACGAGCCGCCTGCCCTGCGAGACCAGCCAGAACCAGAATCCCCGGTGGGATCTCGTCCGCGTCCAGCGCCAGCATCGTATGCTCACTCGATCGGAGCAACGAGATCACCTCAGTGATCAGCGCCTCGATCAACGGATTGCCGACCGGAGAGATGGTGGTTGGGAACAGACGAACGAACAGGAGGTCGTCGGTATCGAAGCGCACCGAGGACATGACTGGATCGCCCGGATCGGTATCCGAGTCGATCTGGAACCCGGTGCCCGAAGCCGCATTGTAGAGGCTCTGCTCGTAGTAGAGCACCCGGCCATGCTCGTTGATCTTCGGGTCGATCGACGAACCGCGAAGTGGGTTCACCTCAACCAACTCGCCGCGACCATTCCGAACCAACTCCAGAGCCGCTGCGTCGTACACGAGCAGATCGGTCAAGAGAGCGGTGAACACCTCCTGCCAAGTCGACCCGTCCTTCGAAGGTGCCGACAGAAACCGCCGAGCCGACTCCGCTGCCTCCGCCGCCGCCTCGTACTGATCGCTCGAAGGATCCACCGCTGGCTCAACCAGCCAGTCGAAAGTCGCCACCCGACGAACGATCGAATCCACCGCCGCCCGGACATCCGGAGTGCGACGATAGACCTCCCACAATTCGTCATTGGTGAGGAACCGGTCCGGAGTCGAGTAATACTGCCTCGATCCCGGCGTGGTGGTCGTCGGCTGGTAGGGACCGACGAACAGACCGCGCCTCCGCCGGTTCACCATCGGGCGAAGCCACCCGCCGCCTGCCTCACTCGCCGGAGTGAGATCGCCAGACGACCGAGTCACGATCGCCGTTCCGGTTCCGAGGATCCGCATACAGACCTCCACGCCTCGAAGGTATCACGAGCGACCCGAGACCGACCCGATCGGTCAACCCCTCGCTGAGAACACCGATCGAAGTCGGCCCATCATCTCACGCGCCGACCGCCGCCGGTCTGGCATTGGTAGCCCGATCAACGCTGAAACGCACCGAGCGACGAACTGCGCCGACCGGTCCTCCGCGTCCCGACTGCCAGCATCGTATGCGTCGACGATCGCCCGCTCCATCGCCAGCCGGACATCGGAGTCCAGCCCGTCCAGAACCGAAGCCACCGCTGGATCAGATTTGGACAGAACCAGCCCCGAACCGCTGCGCGAACGATCCGCCATCAGACACCTCCCCGAAACACGGTCAGCACCTCGCGCTGCTGCACCGAGAAATTCTGACGACGAACACCCTCCCGGTGCCGAGTGATATCGAACACCTTCCAGCCGAGCCGGACCAGCCGCCGAAGTGGCTCCGCCTCCGAGATGACGACCGTCGCACCGTAGGATGCCCATCGAAGTGCGACCCGAACCACCTCGGCCCGACTCAACTCGTGACCATAGCCGGAGGTCTCGACATACGGTGGGTCCAGATACAGAACCACCCGAGCGTTCGACGGTAGCTCCGCAAACACCTCTCCCGGATCTACCAAGCGGAGATCGGGAGAGACCCGAAGCCCCTCCAAAGTGGGAAGCGAGTCGATCCGCTTCGCGTAATTCGACACGGTGGTCTTCGACCGAGCCGGAGCGAACCCCTGCCCGGTCCCGCAGAACGATTGCCCCTGCGTCCAGACATACCGAGCAACCTCCATCGGGTCCGGTGGATCTGGCCGAAGTGGACCCTGATCTTTCAAGCGCCGCCAGAGCAGGAATGGCTCCTCCTCGGTCCACGACCGGAACACCTCTGCAGTCGCCGACCGGATCTCTGGATCTCGATAGGCATTCAGCAGCGTCCGAATCCCCGGATCGGGATCGCAGAGCAACCACCGCTTCGCACCCGAGCCCGGAGCGAGCCCGAGAATGTCGAGGATCGCATTCGAGTATCCAGCCTTGTTCCCCATTCGGGTGACCGGCGGTTTTCCATTCGGGTCCGCCAGCCGGAGCGACATTGCCGCCAGACCGGAACAGCCCTCCACAAACAGATCGATCGGGTCAGACATCGCACCGCTCCACCGAAGGAAGTCGGTCGAGTCGGCTGAGAGCATCCCCGACCGGAATCAGATTCAACCACCGAGCCCGGTCCGCCACGAACTCGTCCCACCCCGGATCTGCGGTCGGTGAGATCGGATCTGCGGTGCCCTCCAGTATGACACCGAGACCGAGGTCGGTATCCACCACGAACATTTCGCGCTGAAGCATCTGCCGAAGATCGATCCAACCCCGCCAGACATCTCCGCACCATACTCCCGGACACATTTCCCGACCGCCAGCCGCCTGAGTCGGTGGATCGCAGTCGTGCATGACGATCACCCCGCCCGGTGCCAGATACCGCTGGGCGTTCAGAACATCCCGGACCACCTGCTCCCGGTGATGCAGACCGTCCACGAATACCAGATCGAACAGCGGAGCCGAGCCCTCGATCCCGAGCCCGTCCCGCCCGGAGTCCAGCCGATCGAAGTAGCTGTCCGAAGGAAGGTGGACGGTCGCCGCCGATCGCGGATCTGGATCCACTCCGACTTTGTTCTCGACATCGATCCGCGAGAACGCATGACCGGCCTGCACCCCGATCTCCAGATACCACCGCGCCCCGATCTGGTTTGCGATCCGATTGAGCAGATCCCAACGAACCATCTCTCCCCCTTAGTCCAGACCGGTCGAACCGAATCCGCCAGCACCGCGGTCGGTCTCGTCCAGTGAATCGACCTCGACAAGTCGCACCGCCGGAACAGGTCGGATCGCAAGCTGAGCGATCCGCTGTCCACGCTCGATCCGAATCGGACCGCGCCCGATATTCGAGACGATCACCCCGACCTCTCCACGGTAGTCCGAGTCGATGGTCCCGACTCCATTCGCCAGCGACAGACCGAGAACCGAGAGACCCGATCGCATCCGGACCTGACCCTCAAAGCCGGTCGGAATCGCCAGCCGGAGACCGGTCGGGATCACCTCAACCTCACCCGGACCGATCGACAACTCCAGTCCCGACAGCCGAGCCCGGAGATCGAACGCCGCCGAACCAGCGGTCGCCAGCGTCGGTGGATCGAAGCCCTCCGCGGCTGGAACTCGAACGAAACGAACCTCAACCGGATCAGACATCAGACCTCCACCCGACAGACAAACACTGGCCGATCGCAACGATCGCCACTCGATGACGAACCGTAGCGGTGAACAGCGGAATCGTCACGGACCGGACCGCCGAAACCGGAAACAGCGAGTGAGGTGCCCGATCGCACGCGAGGTATACTGAAGCCAGCGCCGATTTGGCGCAATGAGGTTGGTGCGTGCGATCGGGCTGTGGACTCTGAATCTCCCACCGACATAGCAGCGACCGGTCCGATCGCTACTCACTATCCGGCATTGTAGGAACCACCGCTCGAAGCCAGATCGAATGCGATCCGATCGTAAACATCTGCGAGTCGATAGTGGTCTGGAGCCGAGCCCTCGGTCCACACGATCCGAGACCGAGCATCGTTGAGCACCCGGACCGGAGCCCGCATCTGCTCCCGCCACCCGAGAACGGTGAAGATGTCCTCGGGGAACTCACGCCGACCATCCCGAAGATCGTCGAACGCGACATCGAACACCTGAGTCCGATCCACGGTGACCACCTGCTCTCGCCACTCCTGCTTCAACCCGTATGGGTGCGTCCCGACACGAGCGGTGGGTGCGAACCGGCATAGCCAGATCTGCGAGGAACCGGTTCCGAGGAACAGATCCCGCAACTCCTTCGCCTTACGGGTCTCCGGCATTGCGTCGATCACACAAACAGACACCCGGAATCGACGAATCAGATCTGCCACCTCCTCGAAGGTGCGGAAAGCACCGACGAACACCGCCCGACGAACCACCCGAGTCCCCCCATCACCGGAGTCCTCCTCCTCGACGACCGAGACCGAGACATTCAGAACGGACCCGACATCAACGCCCATCGTGACCAGCCGGTCCGAATAGGACTCCCCGCCAGCGTAGTCGAGTGGCTCACCGACCGAAGCATCCGCCAGCATCTCCATCGTGATCCGCGCACCGCTGAACTCGAACGGCTCACCGAGGACGGATGTGTGGAACGCCGCCAGCGCCGACGAATCTCCCTGAGCGTCGACCCACTCACCGAAAAGCGACCGATAATCCTCCGAGACCGCGTCCAGTCGCGACAGCCGATAGCCGCGCCGAACCCGGTCCGGGTGCTCCGCGACCCACGATCCGATCTTGGCTCCACGGTCGAATCCGCGACCGCACTTCTCGCAAACAGGCAACCCGCTTGGATCCCGGAGCCGCCACTTGCCCGAGTCCTCACGGTCGACGATATGAGATTGCCAGCCGATCGACTGCCAGTGGTCGCACCGAGAGCACCGAGAGAACCAGCGCCGACGATCGCTCCGATCGTAGACACCTGCGATCCCGACCGATGGAAGCGTCGGGTTCCCGATCCGAATGAACTGCGGTGAATCCGAAGCCCGAAGCCGGTCACGAGCCTTCGCCAGATTCGCCGGATCGCACTGGTCGAACTCGTCGACGATCAGAACATCGGCGGTGAACTCAACGAAGTCGGTCGGAGTATTCGAACCGAGGAACAGAATCGCCCCCGGACCGAACCGCTTCAATTTCAGATTGCCTCCAGCCTTGCCGGACCGTTCGTCCCCACCGAGCCGCTCACGGTACTCCGGAACAGACAGAACCAGTGGGTTCACCCGGCGCTGCACGAACCGATCTCGGACCGAGTAAGTCGGGAGGACATAAGCCGCGATCTTCCCGGACCACCCCGACCGCTCCAGCGCGAACAGCAGGAGCAACTCCGACACCCCGGTCTGAACGCCCTTGCAAACATCCATGCCCTCGATCCGCGGAAGATCTCGGTATAGCTCCACGAGATAGGGACGATCACGGAACTGCATCGGATCGCCACGAGTGTTCCGGTGCGCCCGGAGAGCCAGCCCGAGCAACGGTGCCAGCGCCGCGGTCCCGCTTAGAGTGGCTCGATATCCGTCCAGACCGACCATCAGATCACCGGATCCGGAATCGGGCCGAACCGTCCAGACCGAGCATCGGGTGCCGCTCCGCCTCCGCCTCCGCCGCCACGATCGTCCAGATCTCGTATCGGTGCCCCGCCGGATCCTCGAACAGCCGAACCCGGATCCCCGGTCGCTTCAGGACCACCCGACCGGTGAGACTGGACCGAGCGACCTCCAGCATCGACTCCAGATCTTCCCTCGACAGAATCATCCGAGCGTCCACCGCCACATCAGGTCCACCGAGAGTGGAGTCCCGAACCAGCCGATGACGACCGGGTATCTGCAGCGGACGATCTTCGACTCGGCTCAACCGATCACGGACATCAGACATTCGCGCTCCCGAGCCCGCCGGACCACTGGCTCCGACCCGACATAGCAACCCCGCCCGGAATCGCTATGCAGAACCGTCCAGATCCGTTCCCCGCCGTTGCCGATCCATGCTCGGCCATCGCCGATCCATGCTCGGCCATTCCAGATCCATGCAGATCCATCGTCCAACCTTGCCCGAACCTTGCCCCGACCGCTCCCGACCATCTCGGATCCATGCCCGACCGTTCCGAACAGCCCGGA